CCCCTGAACCACCTAAGATGCCCCCGCCACCACCTCCTGAGCCACCACCACCAACATTCGTTGCAGGTGCAGCTGAGGATTCAAATGGTATGAGCTCTTCTACCAGTGTTGGTAAAACAGGCAAGTCAACTCTTAAAACGCATGACTCAGGTCTAGCTATTCCTACAGGAGCGTAATGTATGGCACGAGTAACCCGTGTTGGATCAAAGGAAGCTCCAGAGGAAAAGGATGAGAAGCTAGCTGGGGAGTATTCTAAATACGAATCCAGCCGTAGCCCTTTCCTATTGAGAGCTCAAGAGTGTTCAAAGCTCACTATCCCAACTTTGGTTCCACCTACGGGTAGCAATGGTGCTACTAAGTTCGTCACCCCTTATCAGGGGGTAGGCGCACGAGGTGTGAACAACATTGCTTCTAAGCTTTTGCTTGCGTTGCTCCCAGCTAATCAACCGTTCTTCCGTCTTGATATTGATAACAAGATCCTGGATGAACTTGGTGCAGCTAGGGGTGCAGCAGAAGAAGCTCTGTCAGAGATTGAGATGCGTACCGTTAAAGAGATCAATAGTTCTCAGGTGCGAGTGAAGGTGTTTGAGGCTCTCAAGCACTTGATTGTTTCGGGTAATGCTTTGGTCTATGTCCCTCCTAAAGAGACAAAGCTAAAGGTATACCCACTCAGTCAGTATGTTGTAAACCGTGATGCTGTCGGTAATGTAATGTGCATCATTACAAAAGAAACAGTAGCTTATGAAACCCTACCAGCTGCTATCAAAGCTGAGCTGGACTTCCCTGATGAACGTGATGACGAAGAAATTGCGATCTATACCCGTATCGAATGGGAAGAAGACCACTGGGAAGTAGAACAAGAGATTGATGGGAAACTAATTGAATCCTCTAAAACTACTTACCCTGCTGATAAAAGCCCTTGGTTGGCTTTGCGTCTTATTGTGGTGGATGGAGAAGACTATGGACGTTCCTATGTAGAGGAATACCTAGGTGACCTTAAGTCACTTGAAGGTCTAACCAAAGCTATTGTAGAAGGCTCAGCAGCAGCAGCTAAGCTGTTGATCTTCGTATCACCTAACGGTACTACTCGTAAGCGTACAGTTGCTGAGGCAGCTAACCTTGCTGTACTGGAAGGTAATGCGGGAGATGTAACAGCCTTCCGTGTTGATAAAGGTGGTGACTTCAGTGTTGCCCTTCAAACAGCTCAGTCAATCACTGAGCGTCTAAGCTTTGCATTCATGCTTAACTCAGCTGTTCAGCGTCAAGCTGATCGAGTAACAGCAGAAGAGATCCGATATATCGCTAACGAATTGGAAGACACCTTGGGTGGTGTGTACTCAATCTTGGGTAATGAATTCCAACTTCCGTTTGCTACTTTGATCTTATCTCGTATGCAACGTCAGAAGAAGATTCCTGATCTTCCTAAAGGTATGGTCACTCCGATGATCATTACTGGTATGGAAGCTTTGGGAAGACAGGCTGACCTACAGAAGCTAGATATGTTTGTACAAACCCTAAGTGCTTTAAGTCCAGAGGTGGTTGCTCAATATCTAAACATTGAGGAATACATCAAACGTAGAGCAGCAGCTCTTCAAGTGGATATCAAAGACTTGGTACGCACTAAGGAAGAAGTACAGCAAGAGCAACAGAAAGCACAACAACAACAAGCAATGATGAGTATGGCTCAAGCAGCAGTACCTAATGCAGTTAAAGGTATGGCAGATGCAGCCAATCAACAAATGACACAACAACAAGGAGCACCAGATGGCGCAACAGCCTAAAGAAGTAGCAGCAGAAGAACAAGTAGAGACTAAGGTTGAATCAGGCTCTACTGAATTGAACCCTGTAACTAAACCAGCTAAAGCTAAAGAAACAGTAAAGCTTGGCAACGGTACGGTTCAGGAAAACTACTAAGTCATAGGGAGAATTATGGATCAAGTGCAAGTAACACCTGAAGTCCCCATGGACAGTCCTGAGTATGTAGCTCAGATGGCTGCCCTGGGTGAACAGGCGGTAAAGAGTGGTAACACACAGATTAGCGATGGGGAACCTGGAGAGATTCCTGCTAAGCCTGATTGGGTACCTGATAAGTTCTATGATGCAGCCACAGGCGAAGTCAATTACGAAGCTCTATCTAAGAGTTATCAAGAACTAGAAAAGAAACAGTCTAACAAAGAACCTGCTACACCTGAGACCCCACCAGCGGACGATAAGTCCAAAGAGGGTGAAGGTGATCAACAAGACGTTGCAGACAAAGCTGTTCAAGCAGCTGGTCTAAACATGGCAGACCTATCTAAAGAGTATTCCGAGAATGGTGTACTTGCAGATACTAGCTATGAAGCCTTGGAAAAAGCAGGGATTCCTCGTGAAACTGTAGATCAATACATTGCTGGTCAAGCAGCTCTAGCTCAACAAGCGAGAGCACAAGCCTTCTCTATTACTGAAGGTGAAGAGAGTTATCACACCATGACATCATGGGCTAAGAATAACTTGTCTCAGGCTGAGCTGGAAACCTACAACAAGTCAGTTAACTCTGCGAACCAAGGTGTTCGTGAGATGGCTGTTCGTGGTTTGTGGGCTAAGTACACCTCAGAGTCTGGTCAAGGTAAAGCCTTGGTACACGGTAAAGGTAGCGCAAGCGAAAGCACAGGTTATAAATCTAATGCTGAGATTGTCGCTGCTATGAGTGATCCTCGATATGCTAAAGATCCAGCCTACCGTAAAGCTGTCGAAGCTAAGATGGCTGTTACAAAGTTTTAGTCCGTAGCTCTCCCTATGCGACTAGGGGGGTTCCTAGGTAACCCTCCACCCCTCAAGTCCTCCCCGCAATGGGGTAGGCATCACCTCTTTTTAGAGGGATTCCAAGAAAGCACTCATGTATCTATAAGCCCCGCTGAGGTGGGACAACTTATGTGAGGCAGACGTTGCTAACAAGGATGGTTTCTTGTTTAACAACTCAAAGGTAATAATAAATGGCTAACGCTAATCCTTCTCGTCTTGGTCAGATTAACCAATCTGGTGACGCTAAAGATCTTTTCCTAAAGGTCTTCTCTGGTGAAGTTCTCACTACATTCCAACAAAACAACGTATTCCTAGACAAGTCTATGGTACGTTCAATCTCAAGCGGTAAGAGCGCACAGTTCCCAGCGACTGGTATTGCTACTACTGGCTACCATACTCCTGGTGCTGAGATCCTTGGTAACAACATCAGCCATGCTGAACGTGTTATCACTATTGATGACTTGCTAGTTTCTAGCGTATTCATCTCTAACATCGATGAAGCTATGAACCACTATGATGTTCGTGCTCCTTACTCTAACGAAGTTGGTTTCCAACTAGCTAAGACAATGGACGCTAACATTGCTCAAGTAGGTGTATTGGCTGCTCGTGCTTCTGCAACAATCACAGGCGGTAACGGTGGTTCAGCATTGACTAATGCTAACTACGGTTCTGACTCAGCTGTATTGGCTGGTGGCTTGTTTGATGCAGCTAAAACTTTGGATCAAAAGAATGTTCCAGATGCAGATCGTAACGCATTCTTCCGTCCAGCTCAGTACTACTTGCTTGCTCAGAATACAACTGTGATCAACCAATACTACGGTGGTCAAGGTTCTATCTCTGAAGGTACTATCTTGAAGATTGCGGGTATCCCAATCATCAAAACAAACGCTCTTCCAAGCACTAACGTAACTACTGGTGTAGCAGCTTACCAAGGTAACTTTGCTAACACTGTAGGCTTGGTAATGCAGAAGGGTGCTGTTGGTACTGTTAAGTTGATGGATCTTTCAACTGAGTCTGCTTACGACATCCGTCGTCAAGGTACTTTGGTCGTTGCGAAATACGCAGTAGGTCATGGCATCTTGCGTCCAGAAGCTGCTGTTGAATTGAAAACAGCTTAGTAGCTGAATAAATACCCTCTCTCACTTAGGTGGGAGGGGGTTTTTTACTTTAATACCTCTATTGCTTACACAATCGCTCTATAACTAATTATTACTTATCGGCAATACCTTTGCTTAGGCTAAGTATTTTTGATTGATTATAGACCGATTGTGAAGGTCACTTTTATTAGGAAAGCTAAATATGCCTTCTTTTACCTATCAGCCCCTAACAGAATTAGAGGCTATCAACATGATGCTCGAAAACATCGGTGAATCCCCTGTCTCAAATCTTGAAACTTCGGGTGACCTTTATGTTTCTGTAGCTCGTCAGATGTTATACAACGCTTCTCGTGAGATTCAGACAAGAGGGTGGTACTTCAATACTGAAGAAAACTATCCACTACCTATTAATGGATCCAATGAAGTAGTGCTTGCATCTAACGTATTGGGTGTAGATCTTACTGATGACTTCTACATTTATGATGCAGTACTTCGAGGTAATAAGCTTTACAACCGTAAGACTCATTCATACGTTTTTGATAAAGACCTTAAGGGTGACATCACGTTATTCCTTGAGTGGTCAAACCTTCCGCAGCCAGCTCGTCAATACATTGCAGTAGTAGCAGCTCGTAGATTCCAGAAGAAGTATCAGCCTGATGACTACACAACAAAAGTCACAGCTGATGAAGAGATCACAGCTAAGTCTGATCTTGAGGACTATGACGCTAATACCCGTGATTACAACATGGCTGATAACTACTCTGTATTTAATATCCTGGAGCGTTAGTTATGTGTACAGACTTAGGTACTAAGCTAGGTTTATCACAGCAAAAAGCTTCGGTTGAACCTCAAGATCTAACTAATAAATACAACACCCCTCTAACCGCTACGGAAGAAGCTGCCTATCAAAAGTGGGCTAAAGATAACAACAAACTTAAAGACACTTACGACTACGACCTACGAGGTTTCTGGAAAAGTAAAGAAGCCTTTGCTGATAACGGACACGGAAGTGATCGCTACAAGAAGCCTAATCATCCAACCTTTAGTAACGAGAGTATGTACAACGGTGTTGATGGTCATCAGGGTGGTAGCTGGGCTGAACAAGCTAATGGATCGTATGTGTTTAATGCTTCTGAAACTAACGTAAAGAACATGGGTGAGCAGGGTTTACAAGAGTATTTCCAAAAGTATGAAAAAGGTAACTCAGTAAACCTACCTAAGAAAAGGAATTAGTTATGGGAATGATTAACCGTTCTATCCCGAATCTCTATAACGGTGTGAGCCAG